CGCGATTCCTTCCACGGCGGACCACGCGATGAATGGGTAAACCACCATCGTAAATATAGGTCCTAACGCCCCGGAATTCCCACAACACCTCGAGAAATACGCCGCGGTCAGGAGAGTGAAAGTGCTTGCCGTCGGAGAACTCCGAGCCTGAGAGCAAAAGACGCCTCTCATAGCTACGGATCCCCTCGGGAGAGGAAACCCCGATCAGATCGTCCCCGCAAATACGGGCGACAGATCTAACGGAATACCCCCCAGGTCCAGGGCCGGAAGGAAGCGGGTCTGTAGCTTCCGCTGCAGACCAGCACCAACCGTGGTAGAGATTCAAGAGTGACCAGGTAGTGGGGAGTCCCATAAGGATCCCCCTACTGGTAACCCGAGTCTCACCATCGGGCCAGGTCAGGCTCTGGGGGCCCGTCGATAGACGGAGTCCCTGGAGCTCAATCGGAAGGAAACGGCCGCTGGCCTCGAGACCGTCGACGATCGCCGAAACGATGTCGAAGGGCAAGAGGTCAGTGGCAGCCCGTAAGTCCGATGAGACAACCTGACCGGCTGAGCCCTGGAGCTCAAGCCCAATATCCCGGGGTCGACCCTCGAACGCCGCTCTGAGCATTGGCCACTTGCGTAGGCCAATGGCCAGGCGGCGCCGAGCGAGGTGACCAAGGATCAGGGCGGGCCGCTGCATAGCGGTTACCACTCGGACCTTGTGGCCTCGCTCAGGGACAACAGTGACCCTCCCCCGAGGAGGAAGGTCCCACGTGTCCGCGAGGGTTGCTCCGATGAGACGAAGCTCGGATGTAAGAGCAGACCAAGTAGAATGGGTCAAATGCTCCGGCATCTCGAGATCGAGCTCATCGGAGCCCCCGAGAAGCTCACAAAGGTCCGCCGTCAAACCACCCTCGCGGCGAGTCTTCGCGAAAGTCGCGGATGCCCCCGAAGGGAGCACCACGGACTGCGCGAGAGACGGGCGACGAGGAAGGAACCGGACTGCCCACTGACGCACCCATTCTCGACAAGAGGCGAGAAGGGCCGGGTCAGTGACGAACTCGGAGCAAAGGTCCAACTTATGGCGGACCAAAGCTCGAAGCTCGTGGCGGTCAGAGCCGGTAGGCACAGAACGCCCAATAAAGGACATTTGTGCCCACACGGACTCCGACCGCCGGAAGTCCGGAGGGCAACGGCGCCAGAAGAAATGCGTGGGCCGGCTATGCTGAGCCCAGGCTAGGCGGGCATCGGAAGAGAATTTCTTCAATTCCGAGACCGCTGCTTCGACGCCGTTACCGACGGCGGACCGAATGAGCCACCTCCTGACCCACTGGTGCCAAACCAGTATGCCAGGCGGAACTCCTCCATGGTAGAGAGGGAGCCCAACTGCGGCAGCGACCCCTGCGTCCCAAGAACCACAAAGGGTTCGAAGGCGCGAGGACGCCGAACGCAGACGGGACCCCATTCTCCCACCTCCCCTGCCACCCACAGTCTTGGACTGCCCGGAGAACCCGGGTAGAACCTGAGCCGCAGGCGGCGCCAAGACGCCTGGACCGTCCTCACGGACTGGTACAGGCGCCGGGGATGCCACACCTGCGTCGCACCGCAAGGAAG